TGGATACCTACAAACTTGGGTCAGTATCATATGTTACTGTAGAGAAAGATATTGCTGTGGCTAACCTTATTGGTCAAACAGGAGTAGGCGTTACCAAAAGAGGCATTCCTGTACGTTATTGGGCCATTGAGGAGGGGTTAAATCAGATAAGGGATGCTGCTGAGGGCACAGGTTCTTCTATTCACATGCCTAGGATAGGGTGCGGACTAGCGGGAGGAACTTGGGATGAAATTGACTATATTCTAGAGCGAGTGTTCAAAGACTCCAGTGTGCCTGTTACTATCTATGATCTGTATAGCTGGGAACGTATACACAAAGATGTAGGTAACGCCAGACCAGCTAAAAACTGTTACGCTCCCTAAGGAATAATAAATGAGTAAACATGGTAGACAGAAGTTAGCAAATCGTTTAAAGGAATTAGGCTACGGAAAGCTGTACATTGGGTCTAAAAGTCAGGCTCGTAGGTATTATAACTCCCGTACTTGTGAAGATTTACTAGGATGGTTAAGTCTAGAAGTTGGGAGTGTTGTGAACGATTGTGACTTGTTTAATCATGAGATAAGCAAGCTTCCTGTAGTATATCGCACACTCTGGGAAGACACATTAGTGTGGGATTGTGAATCGCGTTGCTTCTTTACGGATGGCCGCGCTTCTTGCGGTTGCTCCTTACCCGCCCCTGCTCTCTCTGCGGAGAAGGTGCGGGAGTATCATAGAGGCTTCTGGGAATATGCTGAAGCGAAAGAAGAGACTGCTTGGTGGCTTCCACAAGATCCAGAATCTGCCTACCAACGTTGGAAGAAAGACAAGAGCTATCCGATTTGTGACGATAGAGGTATGAAGTTGAAGTGAAAGTTTGCCTTTGTAGTATAACGGTTTATTATCCCTGTTTTGTAATCAGGGGATCTCAGTTCGATTCTGAGCAAAGGCTCCAAGAAAGAGCTACAAACAGGGTTGACAACCTGAGCCCTAGTCCTACACTGTCCCTATGCGAAAAGCACTTGCGTTCGATGATGTACTACTAGTTCCTAGTCACAGCAACATTTCTAGCAGGGACTCGGTTACTGCAGCAACTTCCGTAGCCGGAATTCCTCTAAGCTGCCCTATACTCAGCAGTAATATGGCCACAGTAACAGGAGAGTCTATGTTACGTGCTATGGCTTATGAGGGCGCGTTGGGTGTTCTGGATAGAACCGAGATTCCTCCACATATCGTAGCAGATATCATCGCTGATGCTGAGCGTGATCATTGCTTAATGGCAGCGTCTGTAGGTGTAGGAGACGGGGCCTTTTCCCTTGCTTCTATGTACCACCAAGAGGGTTGTCCTATCATTTGCATTGATGTAGCACATGGACATACGGATAGAGTTCTTGAGCTAACAAACAAGCTACTGACTCGATATCCTAACCTTTCGGTCATTGCAGGAAATATTGCAACAAAGGAAGCCTTCAAGTTCTTTGCACTAAACGTAGACTCTTCGCTGCACTCCCGGCTTGCCCTTAAGGTTGGTGTAGGCTCAGGCAGCATGTGCTCTACTCGCATTGTTACTGGATTTGGTCTTCCTACTCTCCAGTCTCTTCTGGACATTAGAAAGTGTCGCTCTCCACAAAAGGACGATATTACTCTCATTGCAGATGGCGGAATCAAGAACAGTGGAGATATTGTGAAGGCTCTTGCAGCAGGCGCAGACGCTGTGATGCTAGGAAGCCTATTGGCGGGCACAGACGAGGCTCCTGGGGCCGTTATCAAGGATGGGAGCACAGGGGCCAAGTTCAAGGTTTACCGAGGCTCAGCGAGCTTCGGAACAAAGAAGAACCACACAGGTAAGACTACCTACATTGAAGGTGAAGAAACACTAGTTCCATACAAAGGCAAAGTTGGTCCTATCATTTCTGCCCTTATGGAGGGTGTTCGCTCTGGGCTTTCCTATAACGGATCTACAACGATTCAACAGCTTCAGAAGTCCGCTGATTTCGTTCGTATTTATAACTCTGGTCTTGTTGAGTCTAAGCCTCATTTGCTTTAGTTGTGCTATAATGAACCATGTCTCATGCTACCTTACTTCTGAACTCTACCTATGAGCCTCTTTCTGTAATCAGTTGGAAGAAGGCTGTTAGCCTGTGGTTTACTGAAAAAGTAGAAGTCCTTGAAGAGTACAATGACTTCAACCTAAGGTCCATGACTTTAGAGATTAAGTGTCCTGCTGTGGTTCGTCTTCTTACTTATGTTCGAGTGAAGGATAGACGCACTAAGTTCTCTCGCATCAATGTATTCCGAAGAGACCATTTTACTTGTAGCTACTGTGGTGCACAGCCTGGAACCTCTAACTTGACCTTTGACCATGTTGTTCCTAAGTCCTTAGGAGGCAAGACCACTTGGGAGAACATCACAACGGCGTGCTTTCCTTGTAATGGAAGAAAAGGTAGCAAAACCCTAAAGAACTCAGGGCTTACACTACATACACTTCCGTATAGACCCAAGGATTCTGATAGATTCAAGTTTCATTTTGCTTTTCCTAAGACACCTGAAGCTTGGAGAGATTATATTTACTGGACCAGTGAACTAGACAATGACAACGATTAGAGGACGACATGACGATTCTACCTATTACGCAGTATCATAAGAGCCTTAAGAAGCTATCGGAGGAAGAGAGGGAGACGGTTAAGCTGCTTATCACGCAAGCAGATATTTACGCTGATCCTACTATTCACACGGAGCTAGCAAATGACATGCTGGAGACGGTACGGGCCTATCATGCCCGAGGACTAGCCACAAATCAGGTAGGAAGCTTAGTTCGTATGGTAGTGGTCGAGGTCGAGGGGACCCTGACACTCATGCTAAATCCTGTTATTGATAAGGTAGGAGATAGGGAGATAGGTCCTTACGAAGAGGGCTGTCTGTCTTTCCCCGGTGCATCTACGAAGGTTCCTAGGCCGGATAGCGTCGTTGTTACTTACAACACATTAGAGGGGGATTCTCTCACTGAGTTGATTACTGGCTCAGACGTGTCTGCAGTGCTGCATGAGCTAGAGCACCTAGACGGAATTCTCATTGTTCACAAGCTAGCAGGGCTTGCTAAGCGAAACTTCCTCAGGAAAGTAGAGAAGTTTCAGAAGCGATTCAAGCGGCCCGTTACACTAAAGATAAACGAATGACAAAAAAGCTAGATCTTACTGCAGCAAAGGCAGCAGAACTAATTAGGAAGCTATCCGCGCTTCCAGTAACAGAGGAATCAAACAAACTAGTTGATGAACTACTCTCTAGTAACACAAAAGGTCTAGAAGTAAAGAAGCCTATAAAGCGAAGGACAAAGGAGTAATATGGCTGATTATTTGATAATGGACGATGGACAGAGAAAGAAGGCCCTTGATGCAAGTGCAGATATCCTAGCGGTCGCTCAGGAGCACTCACCGATGGCTGTGTTTGAGGGAATGTGTACGCTCATCGCATACCTAAGCAACTCCTTGAATCTTCCTATATCCTCGGCCATTGATAGAATCTCTGACAGATACAGATTCATTCAAGAGGGCGAGAAGCAAGGCTCGACTGAACTAAACTGACCTTATACCCATATTGGGCACGTCCATGCCCAATATGGGTATTGTAGAACTGAGAGCAGCAAGGGCATTTTTTGCTTTTGTTGCTCTTTTTTTGCCTGTGGTGTTTTTTGTGCTAAACTGTGCTCTATGACCGTCGTTCGCTGGTTTAGTGCTATAGCAAAGCGAGCGGAGGTCTGGAGAGTCCTAGACTTATCAGGAATAACGAAATCCGTAAGGGAATCTCAAGGGTTCACAAAATCCGGATATGTTTATTTGGACGGTAATCTAGTGACAAGTTTAAAAGAAACTGTAGAAATAGGTGTTCCGTTTCGGTTAGAGGTCCGATTTCCAAATGGTGTGGTGTCCGGTAAGGACATTACCGTTGTTAATCGGATGCAGGCGCCTGGAAGAGTGCAACGCCCAAATGATCCACGAACTTTAGACAGAAAAGGCTAATGCGTTACGTTCCTAAATTTACTTGCCCTCACTGTGAAAAAGAGATTGAGGCAACCGTGTTCGACCAAGGAGGCCCCGGTGTCGGTGCTGGCTACTTAGGGTTGTGTGATTGTGAGGCTAGTAGGAAGGCCGCAGACGATAGTAGTCGTTTGGCTTACGAGGCCCGTAAACGCAAGCGGAGAAAAAAGTGAGAAAAAACCTATCCTACATTTGGACATTCCCTATGAACCTGTTACTATGGGCTCTCTGGATTGTTCCTTTCTGGGCTATGTGGGGTGAAAATCTAAGGTTTCAGCATGGAGCCTTAGTCTTTAACTTCAAGAAAGGAAGTTGGCCTAATCGCACATGGTATAAGAAGTGGGGCGGTACCACATTAGGTGATGCGATTATGTACAATCATGATCGTGGACTCGACGGAGATCGTATCCAAGTTCACGAAGAGTTTCACCAGAATCAGTTTAGGGGCGTGATGCTGAGTTCGTTGATCACGTCTGTTCTTTTGTTTGCTGTTCTGTTCTCTAGTACCTCTTTTTGCTTGAACTTTCTAGTATGTTTGGTACTGTGGCTTACAGGTTACATTCGTTGGGGTCTAGGGAATCTTCTTTATGCCCTCATCTGTCTTAAGGGAAATGCTTATCGGCTTTCCTCTCACGAGCAGGCAGCTTATGCAGTAGATTATCATTTCCAGATTACTGGAAAGAAAGAAATGGAGTAGACGGGACACAATGAGTTTTAAAGCACATAAAAAGAAGTTACCAAATCCGAGAGCCATCAAGAAGCACTCTCACATTGTTGCTGCGGCTAAGTCAGCTAACAACCTCGTAGGATTACGTACTCCTACAGAAACTGGCTACACAGTGGCCGGTGCATCATGCAGTGCCTTCAATACACACACCGAGATATTTCTTCCTCACACCGCGTCAGACAAGCTTATGCACGCAAAGAAGTATCGAGCATACAGTGTGATCTCCGGTAAGGGTATTATCGTCCTAAACGAGGAAGTGTTTAAGCTGGCCCCTGGAGTCACTATGTTAGTAGACCCTGGAGTTGCTTACCGTGTGGTGACAATGGGTAATGACGAGCTACGACTTCTAGTTACACAGCCGCCAAAGTATGAAGCACGGCTTACTGTTGTAGAGAAGTGTGCAGTGTCTGTAGACGCGCCAGAGGGTTCCCTACGACCAATCTCCATGGAGGAAGCGGCTACGGCTGCGTTCCCTCGTAGGCGCCTTAATGGCTCTAAAGCAAAAGAGCAAATGAGCACGCTATCATCTACTCAGAAGAGACAGGATTCTGCTGGAGCCTCTACTCCTAACGTAGTTGAGGTTAACCAGCAGCCTATGAAGATCGTTAACGGGGAGTTAGTTGGATAACTTATGAGCTTGCGTTTGTACATTGCTATGCCTTCTGATGTTCTCTCTAAGGGGGGGAATATCGAATATGAGTATGCTGATGCGGAGACAGATACTAGCAAGGGCGGCTGGGAAGCGTACACACGCCAAGACGGGACCACAGGATGGCGTAGACCCAAAGGATCTGGTGGTGGTGGCGCAGGCAAGAGCGATAAAAATCCAGAGGACGCGACTACTGACGATACGCCTGAAGTTGTCAACTTAGCGGAGGACAAGAAGGAAGTTGAGTCTGATCCGGTATCACAGTTCTCAAAGGAGAATGTTGAAGGAGGGGAGGGTAAGGAAGCAGCCGCCCCTGGTGCACTAGAGGCCCAGGAAGGCGATCCTGCGCAAGTTTCGGACGAGGACAAGACTCCTGAGCCAACGAAGGACGCAGACGGAAGCAACACGCTAGCTGAGCCTGCACCGAAAGATCAATCTAAGACATTAATGGACCAAGTTCATAATGTTCAGGATAACGAAGTTTCCACCGCAGGTACTGGATCTAAACCCACAGAGTTTGAGAGCGCAAAAACTCAGGAAATGCCTGCTAGTTCTTCTCCTGCAACACAGACGGAACAAAAGGAAGAGAAGCCTACCACAACACCAGAGGCTAAGGCAGAGGCCGAGACAGCAACTGCAGCAGAGGATGAGAACACCGCAGACGACGAAAATAGTCTGCCTGTTGTTCAAAACTATAACCAGAACTTTGAAGCGTTCCAGAATCAACACAAAGAGTATGAAACTAAGCTAAAGGACCTAGATAAGCAAGAGGCTGGACTGTCCTCCCATGAGAAGAAGATCGGTGACCTAGAGGGTAAGGTGAAGCACCTAGAGTCTGATCTGCAAAAGACTTCCGCACGGGACATGAGCGTCAGTAACGGTCCTGCAGCAAAGGCGTCAGCTAAGGCATCTGCAGCGTTAGACAAGCATACTGCAAAGAAGCCTCCTTCTGGTAAGAAGTTTACTGAAAAGAGGCAGAAGTGGACCCAGAAGAAGCAAAAGCTTGCTATGGAACTAAAGCAAGCTAAGGCTAAGGCCGCGATCGAAGTACAGGCCCACAAGGCTGCAAAGAAGAAGGAAGTTTCTTCGCTTAGGGCTAAGGTCAAAGAAGCTAAAGCAGCGCACAAGAAAGCTGTGTCAGAGCACAAGAGTGCCAAGTCTTCAATCGAGAAAGAACGAGCGTCTGTTCAGAAGAAGCAAGGTGCCCTTAAGGAGCCTAAGAAGCCCTCTGATGCACATAAGCAACTTGACCGTACTAGGATCTCACAGCATAGAAAGTCCTCTAAGGAGTCTGCTGCGAAACTTCAGGAGTATTTAGACTCCGGCAAAGTAGGCGAGGCCGATGCAGATAACGTAAAGTCTGCAATTGAGAAGTACCAGAGCAATGCTAGAAATGCTGCTCCCTCTACAGAGGATCTAGAGAACAAACAAGTTCTGGATGCAGCTATGGCTCCTCATTTGAAGGAGCATAAAGACAACACTGCCGCTGAGGCAGAGCAGCAGAAGACAGACGAAAAGAATCAAAAGGCTGTGGAGAGGGCGAAGCAACTCCAACGAGCCAAAGAGATTCGCAAGGAAATGCGAAGGGCGAGAGAGAGTCGCACTAAGAACAGACTATTGTTCAGTAAACTGTACACGGCCTACTCTCGTGGAGCAGGTCAAGGTGCAACTATGGGTTCTGCAATGGCTGATCCTTATGGCGGTGCGGGTCGTCTGGTAAACACGGTAGATTATGGTATACAGGGAGCCTTCTCTGCAGGGCACACACTTCTAGATAATCGTGGACCCAATACGGACAAAGCAGAGGCCAAGGCGGCAGACATTGTAGACAAGCGCAATCCAGATAACGCACCTAAGTCTTCAGAGAACGAAGAGGGAACCGGGGAGAATGCTCAGAAATCACTCACAGGACTGTATATACGACTATGAACTTATACATTGATATCAACAAGGCCGTAAGCCAGATGCCGTCTACGGGACAAGATGCTCCAGATGATGATCGAGCTAAGGCAGAGAACAGTCACTCCTATGGGAAAGACTATAGTGGATCCTCTAACGACTCCATGAACGCTGGAACTGTCACAAAGGCCGATTCTGTTTTGGCCGACTCGGACGAGGAACGTGCAGATGTGGGTTCTTACGACGAAAACATGGTTAAGAAGCCCAGTAAGAAGGAAAAGAAAGTCGAGAAAGCCTTCGCGGTGATTCCTGACGAAAAAGTCATGGAGGACTTCAAGGACCGAAACAAGGAAGGAGTTACAAAATCTTTTGTCATAACTCCCGCAGAGGCACTTAAGGACTTTGCAGACCACAATACAGAGATAAGCAAGAGCGCTACTCGTATGCTCAATGCAGTTGCAGTAAACTCAGAGAGAATCCTAAAGTCTACTAGACCAAACCAAGCAGAATCTGAGTTTCTTAAGAGCATTGGATACACAGATAGTGACATTACCGAAGGTCGTGCTAGAATAACAGGCGGGAATAGATCCAAGTTCAATCGGTGGTTGTGTAACAACCTCATGCAGAACATTGGCTCCCTAAACAAGAGCGTGGGTAATTTGTGACAGACGGCTTTAACAAGTGGAACGACTTAGCTAAATCTTGGAGTAGCCAGGGTATTGTAGGTGTGCCTTCTCGTAATCGAGAAGATTTGATCAAAAGCAAGTTTCGTCCAGAGGACGCTAAGCGCAATGTACGGGCGTTTATTGATGATCCGTTAGCTCTGAACTATGCGATGGGATATAAGGACCGTCGCTATAGCATGGCTTTCGATATCGCCAAGCAGGTAGTGCAGAACCTATCTCTTGTTGCTGGTATCATCCAAACGAGGACCAATCAGGTAGGATCCTTTGCCGTTCCTTATCGGCTGTCCAAGTCTATTGGTTATGTGATTAAGCACAAGAATCCAAGCAGACTCACGACTAAGGGCGAGAGGGAGATGATTCAGTCCTTAGAGAAGTTCATTTACAACTGCGGCTCCTCAGAGTTCAACAAGTTTGATCCTCATCGTCAGAGAGACGACTTTGAAGCTTTCTTGAAGAAGATTGTACGCGATAGCCTGATGTATGACCAGTTTGCGGCTGAGGTGGTTCCTGATGCCTCAGGTAAGCCGTTTGAGTTCCTTGCGGTAGACGCTTCTACGATACGGCTTGTTAGTAAGGCCAGTGACCTCAAGAACTGGTTAGGTCACGGTACAACCCCCGGAAGTGCTCCGCTAGCTGCTCGTATTGAGCCTTCGGGAGTCCAGTATCCTTACAGGACGATGGGTGTCGAAGCCTTCGATAACATCAAAGATCCTGCCTATATGCAGCTTATTCACGGCCACCCCACGAACGTGTACTCCGCAGATGAGTTGATGTTTGGTATCCGTAACCCTCGAACGGATGTTCACATTCAAGGCTATGGCTATAGTGAAGTAGAGCAGCTAGTAAGCATCATTACTTCACATCTGTACGCAGAGGAGTATAACCGAGCCTTCTTCCGTCAGGGGTCTGCTCCTAAGGGACTTCTGGTATTCCGTGGAGACGAAATGTCCTCGGACCAGCTAGAGGGATTCCGTAGACAGTGGCGCTCTAATCTAGAAGGTGTATCTAACTCATGGCGTACTCCTATCATGCAGTCTGAGGCTGGCGTAGATTGGGTTAACCTGAACCAAACCAACAAGGACATGGAGTACGGCCAGTGGATGGAGTACCTTATTAAGGTTACTTGCTTCCCTGCTGAGGCACTAGTCACTATGGCTAACGGCTGCTCACAGGAGATCGCTAATGTGCTGCCGGGTGAGCATGTTATCACCTTAGAGGGCGACACAAAGAAGGTAAGTAACATACAGACCTCCAAGTACTCTGGAGATATTATTAGCATCAAAGCGGGAGACTCTGAGCCGCTACGAATGACGGACAACCATCCTGTGTTTGTGACAACAGCACAAGAAGCACTGGACGGTGTAGCTCCATATGAGGTTCCTGCTCGTGATGTGCTAGACAAGCACTTCCTAGTGGTTCCTAAGCCTCAGATTGAGGAAGTGGAAGCTCCTACGATCGACTTTGGTCTTTACGCTCGTAGCTTAGCTAGCTTCTTTGAGACCGCAGAAGAAACCGGGATTATTACAGGCCGAGAAAAGTGCAAGCGTTTCCAGACTGTAGATGCCGAAATGGCTTATTTCTTTGGCAACTTCTCTATCACAGGTGTATCTAAGAAAACTGGTAAGTACATACGACTTCGCGTTGCAGGACTTAACGACACACAGTTGAGAACTCTAGAAGAGTATGTGCCTAGGCAGTTCGGTTCTCCTATTTCTATGCCTTCGGACGACAGGGTATATAGAATGGGTAAGTATCCTCTCGTCTACCGAGAGATCTGTCAGCCTTACCTAGCTACTTACCTATCTTCTAAGTTCGGTCCCTCTATCTCAAAGAGAGTTATTCCTGACTTCATCATGCATGGAAGTAAGGATATTCGAGTCAACTTCTTACGAGGTGTGCTTGATACAGTCGGTGAGGTTCTTCCGTCAAATGATGGAGCGGTTGTTCGCTTAGCTTCTACATCTAAGCAGCTTGTGTCTCAACTACGACACATGTTCCTGGGTCTAGGTATATACGCTGACGTGAATCACGGTGTAGCACTAAAGCGTTCTCGCTATAAGTACAGCACGCTGACCTTCTCTGGTATGTTTGTTGAACGACTTGCTGCTACAATTCCTTGCACCTTCTCAGATAAGGTAGAGATCGAGCGTCGGTTAGCTGACTCTGAGTCTCTTGGCACCACCTACGAAACATTAGATTCGTTCTTAGTCCCCGTCACTGAGATTTCAAGCGAGCCCGTAGAAGACCTCGCAGTGTATAACCTAGAGGTCGAGGACTCCCACACGTATTGCGTCAACAACACCGCCGTACATAACTGTGCTGTGTTCTTGATTGATCCTGCAGAGCTTAACTTCGATCTTCACGGTGGTGTCTCTCAGACCCCTCTGTTTGAGTCTAGTCAGGAGTGGAAGCTTAAGGCGTCCAGAGACAGGGGCTTGAAGCCCATGCTTAGGTTCATTTCTAAGCATATAAACAACAACATTATCTCTAAGATCGACGATAACTTTGTGTTTGACTTTGTGGGCCTGGACGAGCTTACGGAGCAAGAGAAACACACGCTGCGACAGGAGCAAGTACAGAGCTACATGACTCTGAATGAGATTCGCAGGGCCGAGGATCTTCCAGATCTGGACGCGGGTGATGTTCCTATGAACCCAACCTATCTGCAGGCCATTCAGACGAATATGCAGGTAGAGCAGCAAGCACAACAAGATGCCGCCAACAATGGACAGGGAGGCAAAGCTGTTGATCAAGACAAGGGAGTAGATCAGGGTGGAGAGGACGAGCATCTTCCTGACTACTCAGACAACTTTGTGAAGTCTATCTCAGACGACTACAGCGAGTGGGAAAGACTATCCGGTGTAGGAGATGAAGAATGATTCTTCTAGATAAGCTACTTCGAAAAGAAAACATAAAGCGTGCGGCCCATGGTGTACAGCCAGCTGTTGATGCGCTTTGGTTCCAGGGCATTCCTATTGTTTTAGAGCATTTCAAGAATGATGTACGAAGTTGGCACGATGCCACAGGACGTGGCCGTAGCTTTATGCTTCACTCTTACGGGTATATTCCAGATACCATGGGTCTGGATGGCGACGAGATTGATGTGTTTGTAGGACCAGAGTCTGCATCAGATAACGTCTTCATCGTCTATCAACTAGCCGCCCCAGATTTCAAAGAGCTAGATGAGTGGAAAGTCATGCTTGGGTTCGATACAGCTTCACAAGCTACTGAAGCGTATATGAACCAGTATGATAAAGCGCAATTTTATGGGGACTGTAAGCATATTTCAATGGATTTGTTTATACACACAATCTTAGTAGACCATCCTGTGTATGAGTATATTAATCCTTTGTTTTTGCTGAATGATAAGTTTCATGCTATGCTTGGTGAGGATAAACCGAATATTATGCCTAAACTGTACATCCATAAATCCGCCTCAAAAGACTGCTCCGATGATGAAGAGGAGTTAGAAAAGAAGTATGTAGGCTTTGATAAGCTTAAGGGGAAGCTCAAAGGCAAAGTATCAAACCCAGGAGCCGTAGCTGCTTCCATTGGTCGTAAGAAGTACGGCAAGAAGAAGTTTGATAAGAATGCTGCTGAGGGCAAGAAGATGAAGAATGAGAAGCCTCTTGCAAAGAGCATCGCGCTTCTATCTCAACTTGCCTCTACTACACACGCTGTAGCAGAGGAGCTTACGAAGGGCACTGAGAGCCTCTCTAAGGCGCTTACGTCCTCGGTGGTTGCAGGGTTCAGTAAGCGTCCTCAAAGCCCCTGGAAGGCTCCTGTGGCGCATGAGCAGGGTCTTCCTCAGCTGGCTCCTACAACCATGACCCCTGTGCTCAAAGCCACACCAGTTCAGACAGATCGCATGGATGTGTACAAAAGCTGTGCAGGCTGCGGTAGAATGAACAAGAGCACGTCCGATTGTCCCCGTTGCGGGAAGCTATCCGAAATGAACAAGAGTGTTTCATTCGCTACCTATGAGTGACTGTTGAATCTGTATATTCGAGAATTTCTTGCAAAGTCAGAGACTGGATCTGCTCCTAGTAGATCTGCTAGAGGATCTCAGCGGGGAGGGAACTATGTTGCAAGGATTCAGGTCGGATATACGAAGGACAGTAAACCAAAATATCGCTACTTCAAAACCACAGAAGAGCTAGAGCGGTATCGTAAGTGGAAAAACGGGGACAAGGCCGCGAAGAAGCAAGACAAGAAACGACACGAAAGAGTAGACAAGCTGTCTTCAAAGAAGAAGAAAGAAGACAAGGAGTCTGCTGCGAACAGTTCCAACAGTCCCGGCCATGCTGTGCGTGGTCCTAAAGTTTATGGTACCGATAGAGAACGAGATGATACTGAGGTTAAAAAGAGCCTCTTCATTTGGAGATTTGATACATGAGTCACTTACCTAAAATGCCTGTGCGATTCGTCACAGCAAACAACGAGATCCTTGAAGGGTTCAGTAAGTCCGTGAGCCAACCTGCTCGCTTTGGAGGCACTGATGCAGGACAGAGCTTGGAAGGCACTGACGTTTGCGTAGACACTGACGCTGTGCAGGTTAAGATGGGGCATACCTATCGAACCGCTCCCGGTCGTACCTATGGCAACAAGCTGTTTCGTAGGCTCCCTTCGGGGGATCTAGACTACGAGTATGCATTAGGCACTATCGTAGACTCTTTACGTATGCTGAAGGAGGGAGTCGCTCCCCTAAACGGCATGCAAAAGACCGCACTTGCTGTGCTATTTCCTGTGACTCTTGGATCCCTTGATGAGAGTGGAGCATTAGCTGCTACAGCGGCTGTCCAACTTAAGCTATCACCCGGAGAGGTTATGCAACTCCGTCAGGTTGTAGCAGAGCACCTTTACCGTTCTGAGCTTTACTCCGAGTCGAGCCACGCACGATGAAACCCACAGTGGACAAGAAGAGGAAGAATCCAAAGCCCTTCAAGCCTGTGAATCCTGCAGAGGCAGATCTTCTACGAGGTATAGAGTTGGCCTTTGATGTTACCGTAGATAGCCTACAAAAAGAGCTAGTGAAGCTTATACAAGAAGGAATAGACTGATATGAACTCCAGAAAGCCCTTGCGGCCATTCAACTTAAACGGTATATTCAGCTATGAGGATGCTCCAATCAAAAAGAGTACTCCCAACGCTTGGTCGGAACAACGCACTAAGGACGGGACTCCACACACAACCACGGCTCCAACAGGTCTACGGCCTGCTATGGCTGGGCCTAAGCTTGTGTTAGAGGACCTGACTAAGGCTAAGAGCACGGACGTTATTACTCCTAAACCTCGCTATGATGCAGAGGCTATTGTTAAGGCGTTCCTGACCAGCAAGTAATGACCCGAAGGATTCGTGTTGAAGAACGCTGGACTACTAGCCAGAGTGAAGAAGGTTGTGCGCAAGCACGTCAACTGGTTAGTTGCGTCTTTATTGGGACTTGACTCACTTGCTGACGACGAGAAAAAAGAACTAAAGGGGTTCTCACTCGGAAAGCCCATTCTAGACTTTGTTCGTCGATCCTTTCTATTGGGTAAGCTATTTGCTAAGACACCCAAGAAGAAGCAAAAAAAGCTCAACACAACGGATTTAGACAAGTTCTCTAAAGAGTATGAGCTTACTCCGCTAGACGACCTAGCGTTGAGTTATGCAAAAACACAAGCAGCTGCCTTTGTCTACTCTGTTACAGACGACATGGCAGCTTCTGTGCTTGCTAGAATGGCGAAGGCCTTGGGGTCTTCTATGTCCGCTAGCGTGCAGGCTGCTGTAGTGTCTGAGGCCAAAGCGGCTGTTGCTGCTCATAAGACATTGAAGGAGTTTGCTTCCTCTTTGGCTAACAAGCTTCAAGTGGACTATAAGTCTCGGCTTGTTGTTGTCGCTCAAACAGAGCTTCATAGAGCAGTGACTCAAGGAGTTGCCCAATCCATTATTCAGAAGCAGGATGTTTTCAAGTATGGAGACGGATTAGAGTCACTTGTAAGCATTGTTCCCAAGCCGGGAACATGTCCAGACTGTGCCAAGCATTACTTAGACTCTAGTGGCAATCCTAAAGTGATGAAGCTTAGTTCCCTCATCAGTATGGGCTCTAATGCTGATCCTGGCACAAGCCATAAGAAGTCCAGAGGTATTCACACTCATTGGAAGACTACACTGCCTCCTATGCATCCAAGGTGCCGGTGTGAGGTAGTCTTTATTCCTTCTGGGTTCTCTTGGGTGAATGGAGAACTAAAGCTCACGCAGCCTAGAGTCTTCCACAAGTCTGTACTTATGAAGGCCCAAGAGAGTAAGTTATCTCCAGTAGCCAAGCCTCCAGGGCCTCCACAGTCTCCTAAGCCTGCTTCTCCTGGGAACATACCCGGAGTAGCGGCTCCTAAGGCCGCTGGATCAGCACCTGCTTCCGGTGGTGCTACCAATCGTGGTGAGTCAGTAGGCAGTAGTGATGCAGACCGAATGGTTCCTTGTCCATTTGGTGGTGGTGCAGACTGTGAAGATAATGGAGGAAACGGAGCTAAAACACACAAAGCAAACGGCTCTATAATGAAAAAACATGCGCAGGCATTAGCAGAAGGCGCTAAGATCAAGGATCCTACAAATGAGGCTATTTTCCTAGCACAGGAGATCAACCGAGCAAGGGCCTACGATAGGCAGGATCACTCAGTGGCTGAGATAAAGAGCGTGCTTAGTAATAATAAGATTATTGCTACACAAGAGGTTCACGAAGCAGGAGAAAAAGGATCAGCCCAAGGCAAGTTCATTGCTGTTATGGAAAACGGAGGCCGAGCTTTAGCCAAGCCTATACGAACATCTGGCGTTTTAGGTGTTATGGTTCACACTGCCCCTGTCGGTATGGGTGTGAAGAGCGAAGTTTACGTTTCTTCTTTGTCTAGCTCGCTAGGTATAGGTAAGGTACCAACTACGGTGGAGCGTGAGCATGATGGAACTCCTCATTCTTTCCAGGCATGGGCAGAAACCACCAAAATGGGTTCTGAGTTAACTAAGAAACACCAAGAAATACATAACTGGGATGCCTTTAAGAAAGAAGCAGAACTCGCAGGCAAGGAGCAAGAGCTTCATGATTCTCTAATAGAGAACACTGCACTAGGATTGGTGACAAATCTAGCGGACCAGCATGCGAACAACGTAATGTTAGATATGAACACCTTTGGCTTAACTGCGATTGATAATGAAGCTGCGTTCGGAACGGGGTTCTCTGGATCTGGTGTGTATGGAATACAGTTGGCTAGATCTAGGGGAATAAAAATAGAACTGCCTGAGCATATTACCGATAAGTTTGACAAAACTACCTTTGCTGATGTACGAGCATCCATGCCCGAAGCCCGGTCGTGGCAGGTAGGCCAGACACTGATGAGGATGAAATACCTAAGTTACCTACAAAAGTCTGAGGGACAGTTAGATCCACATAAGTTTTCTGGCATCGACTATGACGTTTTTGGTGAAGGTGGCCCTGTCGAGGGCAGGTGGGGAAACTCTCCCTCATACGAAAAGAGGAAGAGAGAGAAAACTTTACCGGATGATCTCTTTAACACGTTCACAGCTAGATGGATTCAAGATAAGTTGTATGATGATCCAGAAGATCCAGAGGCTACACAGTTGTTGAAGGCCGGGGTGTTTATTGAGCCGGGGGAAGCGGCTGGCGGATATCATGGGACAGAGTTCAATCCAGTAAGTGAAAAAGAACAGCGGGATATAATGTTCTATCTAAATCGTAGAACAGAAAAGGCTCACGAGTTATTTCCTATAGGA